ATGACCGCCGCGGTGAAAGGCAACGGGTCGGTCCCGGTCATCCAGGGAGGCAAGTCGGTCCCCAAGGCCGCCCTGGCCGCCAAGTCAACCCCGACCCGAGGTCGCCGCAAGGCCGAAGCGCCGACGTTGAAGGCGGAGGCCACCCCCGTCAGCCATTCGGCCAAGAGGGGCACGGTGCGGACCTACGGGCTCCGCTCCCTCAAGCCGTAGGGTCCATCCCCCAGGATCCCCGGAGGACCCCCCAGCGGGCCCCAGGATCCGCCCGGGCGCCGAGCCGGCCCACCTGTCCCGGTCGGCGATGTCGGCCGATGTCGGCCCTGTGGGGCCCCAGCGTGCGACCATGTGCGCATGGGACGACGCGGCCCGATCCCGAGCCCGACCAAGATCAAGCTGCTGCACGGTGAGAAGCGGCCGTCTCGGATCGGGTCGGGGGAGCCGCAGCCCCGGGAGGAGGAGCCGACCCCTCCGGTCTGGTTGAGTCCGCCGGCGCGGGAGGTGTGGGATCGGCTGGCCCCCGAGCTGGCGCACATGGGGACCCTGTTCGCTTCGGACGCCGACAATCTGGTGGTGCTGGTGAACGCCATCGTCCGGCACGCCAAGTTGTGTCAGCTGGTGGATCACTCCAACGTGCTCATCAAGAACGACAAGGGCGGCCTGTCGCGCAACCCGGCGATGGGCCTGATCGCCCAGGAGGCGGCCATCATCAACCGCTACTCCCGGGAGTTCGGCCTGACCCCGTCGGCCCGGGTGAGCCTGGCCCATTTCGACCGGAGCATCGAGGACGGCCGGGAGATCGCGGCCCGGCTGCTGTCGTGATTAGCACGGGGGTGTGACGGTGTGGCCGGGCGCTCCTGCGATCTGTGCCCGAAGTCCGACCGCCATGTCTGCACCCCGAGGGCCGAGCGGGTCATCGACGTGTTCCGGCTGCTCCTGGTCCACACCAAAGGCAGCTACGCCCGGACCCCGTTCGTCCTGTCGCCCTGGCAGCGCCGCGACATCATCGTCCCCCTGTTCGCCACGGTGGAGTGGTCGACAGAGGTGGGCCGCTTCGTCCGGTCGTACCGGCTGGCCTGGATCGAGATTGCCCGCAAGAACGGCAAGTCGGAGCTGCTGGCCGGGATCGCCCTGGTGTTGCTCACCGCCGACGACGAGGAGGGGGCCGAGATTTACGGCTGCGCCATGGACATGCCCCAGGCCCGCAAGGTCTACGACGTGGCCGAGCGCATGGTGGACCTGTCGCCGGCCCTGTCGAAGCGGCTCAAGGTGTACCGCCAGAACAAGCGCATCGTCTACCCCAAGACGGGGTCGTACTACGAGATCGTCCCGGCCGACGCGGCCGGCAACCTGGGCCACAATCCGCACGGGGTCATCTTCGACGAAATCCTCACCCAGCCCTCCCGGGCTCTGTGGGACGCCTTCCGGACCGCCATGTCGACCCGGGACCAGCCGCTCATGATCGCGGCCACCACCGCCGGGGACGACCCGGTGGGGCTGTGCGCCACCGAGCACGCCTACACCGAGCGGGTCATCCGCCAGCCCAAGCTGGACCCCCGCCGGTTCGGCTACATCCGCAACACCCCCGAGGACGCCGACCCTTTCGACCCGAAAACGTGGCGGCTGGCCAACCCCGCCCTGGGCACCTTCAAACGGGCGTCGGCCATGCGCGACGCGGCCCGGGAGGCCCGCAACGACCCCACCAAGCTGAAGGCCTTCAAACAGTTCGAGCTGAACATGTGGGGCACCCTGGGGGTCAACAAGTGGATGGACCTGGCCGTCTGGGATGCCGCCGCTGGCCTGGTGGTCCGGGACCGCTTGATCGGCCGCCGCTGTTTCGCCGGCCTGGACCTGGCCTCGGCGGTCGACCTGGCCGCCCTCTGCCTGACGTTCCCGGAGCCCCGCCCGGTCGACGCCGACGGCGACTGGCTGCAACCGTTTGATGCCCTGTGGCGGTTCTGGGCCCCCGAGGCCCGCCGCCACGACCTGGACGAGCGCACCGGCGGCCAGGCCAGCCTGTGGGAGCGGCAGGGGTTTCTGCGCTTCACCCCCGGCGACGTCATCGACTACAAGGCCATCCTGGCCGACCTCGACACCGACGCCCGGGCCTTCGACATCGCCGAGCTGGCCTACGACGCCTGGGGCATGACCCAGCTCTCCCAGGACCTCACCGACGCCGGCCTGACCGTCTTCCCCATGCTGCAGGGCTACGCCCACATGAGCCCGCCCACCAAAGCCTGGGAGGGGCTGATCCGCCAGCGGGTCTACCGCCACGGCGGCAACCCGGTCATGCGCTGGATGTTCGACAACATCCGGATGCGCACCGACCCCAACGGCAACGTCAAGATCGACAAGGGCTCCTCGGTCGACAAGGTGGACGGCTGCGTGGCCGCGATCATGGCCCTGGACCGGGCCCTGCGGGCCGAGCCGCCGGCCCGGTCGGTCTACGAGGACCGGGGCCTGGTGGTGATGTGACCCTGCGCCGATGGTTCCCGCCCGGGCCGGTGGTGGTCTGCCTGACCTCCGGGAAGGTGTTCCGGGGTATGGGCCGGGCCGAGCGGGGCTGGGTCATCCTGACCGACGTGGACCGCCTCGCCGACAACGGCAACTCCCCGGTCCGGGGCGAGCTGCGCGTCCCCGGCACCCAGATCGAGTTCCTTCAGCTCCTGCCCGCCACCATGGCCGCCACCAACGGGGCCCCCTGATGGCCGGCCCGGTGGCCCTGGCCGACGGGGTGTTCCGCGAGGGCGGCGCCACCAACATCGTCGGCGGCGACTACGGCGGCGGCACCTGGCTCAACCCCGGCCTGTTCGCCGACTACGGCCTGATCTGGCGCACCCAGCCCGAGGTGCGCAAGGTGGTCTCGTTCCTGGCCCGCAACATCGCCCAGCTCGTCCTGCACGTCTACCGCAAGATCGACGAGCACGACCGGGAACGCCTCTCCGACCACCCCCTCGCCGTCCTGCTGCGCCGGCCCCTCGGCCGCCAGGTGAAGATGAGCCGGCACCTACTCCTGGAGACCCTGATCTCGGATCGGGCCATCTACGACAACGCCTACTGGCTGAAGGTCCGCACCGGCGACGGCCGCATGGGCGTGATGCCCATACCGCCCGAGCGGGTCAGCCCGGTCGGCCAGACCTGGCTGTGGGCCGACGCCTACCGGGTCACCGGGCCCCGGGCGGTCCGCACGTTCGACGCCTCCCAGATGGTCCACTTCCGGGGCTACAACGCCGGGGACCGCCGGGTCGGCCTGTCGCCCATCGAGACCTTGCGCCAGGTGCTCCTGGAGGAGTACGCCGCCGAGCACTCCCGCCTCGAGCTGTGGGAGCGCGGGGCGCGCATCTCAGGGGTGCTGCAACGGCCGGCCGGGGCCCCACAGTGGTCCGACAAGGCCCGGGAACGGTTCATGACCGACTGGAACGCGGCCTGGACCGGGCTGGGCGACGAGGCCGGCGGCACCGCCGTCCTGGAGGAGGGCATGACGTTCGAGCCCACCACCTTCACCGCCGCTCAGGCCCAATGGCTGGAGGGGCGCAAGCTGAACCGGGAGATCGTCGCCTCCGCCTATCACATCCCCCCGCCCATGGTCGGCATCCTCGACCACGCCACCTACTCGAACATCAGCGAGCAGCACAAGCAGCTCTATCAGGACACCCTGACCACCTGGACCTCAGACGTCGAGGAGGACGTCGAGCTGCAGCTGCTCCCCGACCTCGACTCCAGCGACGACGTCTACTGCGAATTCAACATGGCCGAGAAGCTGCGGGGGGACTTCACTGAGACCGCCCGGGCCATCCAGACGTTGGTGGGGGCGCCGGTCATGGTCCGCAACGAGGCCCGGGCCCTGCTCAACCTGCGCAGCCTGCCCCCCGAGATCGGCGACCAGATCATCACCCCTCTCAACGTGCTCATCGGCGGGCAGGCCTCCCCCTCCGACAGCGCACCCGACACCCTCCCGGCCGGGGACGCGGCCGGCGCCCAGGCAGCGGTGGCCGCCACCGTCAAGGCCTACCTGGAGCGGGCCGAGCGCACCAACACCGCCCGGGCCGCGGCCGGACGGCCGGCTGTGCCGGCGGCCCGGTGGGTGGCCGAGCTGACCGCCGATCTGGGCGCGGCCGGCCTGGCCCTGCCGGCGGCGGAGGAGATCGCCGAGTCCATCGTGGCCGGCACCGCCTGAAAGGAACCGGACCCATGCTCACCAAGACCTGCCCCGCCCACTTCAAGACCCTCGACGACTCCGACGGGCCCGGCACCTACGAGGCCATCGTCAGCGTCTTCGGCAACGTGGACTCCCAGGGCGACCGCGTCGTCAAGCGCGCCTTCCAGAACGATCTGGCCCGCTGGAAAGGCTCCGGTTACCCGATCCCGGTCATCTGGTCCCACGACTGGCGCAACCCCTTCAGCCTCATCGGCACCACCCTGGACGCCAAAGAGACCGACCTGGGCCTCTACACCAAGAACCGGCTGGACATCGACTCCAACGACCAGGCCCGCCAGGTGCACCGTTTGATGCGCGACGGGCGCATCCACCAGTTCTCCTTCGCCTACGAAGTCCTCGACGGGGACTGGGTCAAGTCCGAGTCGGAAGAGGAGGACCCCGACGTGTGGGACCGGGGCGTGTACGAGCTGCGGGAGCTGCAGCTGTTCGAGCACGGCCCCTGCCTGGTCGGCGCCAACGACGAGACCCAGCTCCTCGACGTCAAAACCCGAGGTATGCCGTCCGGGCTGATGCTGGCCCACGCCCAGCTGCTGGCGGTCAAGGAGGGGCGGGTCCTGTCGGCCGCCAACGAGTCCCGCATCCGCGACATCCGGGACCTGGCCGAGGACATCCTGGGCAGCCTGGGCGAACCCAAGGGAGCCCCCGCCCCGGCCGGCGACCCCGACGCCGAACCGCCGCTCAAAACCGAGGACGTGCGGGGCCAACTCGCCGAGCTGACCGACCTCCGGGACCTGTACGCCGGCTGGGAGTCCTGAAATGCTGCTCTCGTCCACCGCCGATCACCCTCAGGCGGTCACCGACGCCGACGGGCTGTCCTGCACCCAGGCCCGCCTGGCCCGTGACCGGGACGGGGTCCTCTACTGCGGCCAGGCCGAGCTGGCCCGCGACGACCCCACCTCGCCGTTCCTGCGCTGCGGCCAGGCCCTGCGGGTGGCCCGCCTGCACGCCAACGAGCCGGCCTGGTGGGACGACCCCTACGCCGGCTGGGGCGACCCCGGCTACGACTGGCACGGGGCGGCCCGAGAGGCCCCCAAGCCGTCATGAGTACCGGCTACGCCGAGGGGATCAAGGGCCCCCGCCATCCCATCCCCAACATCCCCCGGGGCGGCGAGTCGCTGGAGGACGGCCACGAGCTGGCCCACATCCTGATCGTCGACACCCTCGAAGACCTCGACGCCCGCATCGAGCATCCCGGCCCCGAGGGGCCAGAGGGTCCGGCTGGCCCTACCGGCCCGCCCGGCCAGGCCGCCGTCATCGTGGGCAGCTTCACCCGGGACCCGGCCGACCTGCCCCCGGATGGGTCGATCCCACCCGGCTGGGAGGCCCCGGGCGTGCCGGGTGGGCCGCTCCAGATCGAGATTGGCATGGGCGTCATCCATAGCCCCACCGGCGACCTGTGGATTCACGTTGACCAGATCCTGGTCCCCGAGGGCTGGGTCGACGCCGGCCACATCGTCGGCCCCGAGGGCCCCGAGGGCCCCCAAGGCATCCAGGGCGACCAGGGCCTGCAGGGCGACCAGGGCGACCAGGGCGACGAAGGCCCTCAGGGCATAGAGGGCCCCCAAGGCCCCGAGGGCATCGAGGGGCCGGTCGGGCCCCAGGGCAACCCGGGGCAGTCCACCATCATCGTGGGCAACTTTGGTCAACAGACCACCGTGGCTGACCTGCCCCTGGACGGCTTCATCCCCGTCGACTGGGACGGCCCCGGGCGCCCTCCCCAAAACCACATCATGCAGGTGGGCGAGAGCCTTATCTTCTCCCACGCCGATCCCCTCGACTTGCTCTATATGCACCTGTTCACCTGGACGGGCGTCTTCGGCTGGTCCGACGCCGGCCGGGTGACCGGCCCCGAGGGGCCAACCGGCCCAGCTGGGCCACAGGGACCCTTGGGCGGCCAGGGCCCCCCGGGCCCGGAGGGGCCCACCGGCGACGTGACCTCTCGGGTGGCCAAGGCCGGCGACAGCATGACCGGCGACTTGAGCTTCACCCCCGACGGGGCCGGCGTCGGCTTCATGGGCGGCGCCCGTATCTACAAGAAGGTCGGCACGGGCCTCACCCTGCGCAGGCACGGCAACAGCAGCGCCAGCGGCTTTCAGCCTGGCATCGAGAACCTTGACGGGTCCGGGCGGGTGGACATCCTCGACGCCAACAACGGGGTGCGCAAGGCCGGGGACACCATGACCGGCGTCCTCAACATGAGCACCAACTACATCTCCAACCTGCGCGACCCCAACTCGGCCGCCGACGCCGCCAATAAGCGCTACGTGGACGACCGGGTGGTCAGCTCGGGCGGGGGTCGTTACGCCCGGAGTGGCATCAACCTGGTGGCCAACAACTATTTCCATCTCGGCTATTTGGGGCTGAACTCCTCGATGCGGGTGACGTTCTCGGGCACCCACACCGACGGCTGTCACATCGTGGAGTTCGTGGTTGTGTTCCGCAACTTCAGCGGCGTCGCTGCCACCGCCTTCCAGGTGGTGGCCAACGTCTGGCACGGGACCAAGCTGTTCGATGAACTCCGCATCGGCTCGGCTCGGGCCTACTCAGCGTGGGTGCGAGCTGCCGTGGCCATGTCCAGCGTATGGATGGGGGTGGAGTCCATCGAGATCGCCACCGCCGCCGGGCGTCCCACCAACGACTTCGCCAATAACGGCACCGGGATCGGCAACAACTACGGCGGGATCGGCCTGTGACCCCCCAGCAGGTCGACTTCCGCCCCGCCGAGATCCGGGTCCGCTGCTACGGCGGCAACGCCCTCAACCTGACCATCGTCATCCGGGTCAACGGCCAGCCCGCCGACTGCGCGGGCTGGATCTGGCGGGGCGAGGTGCTCATTGTCGAGGCCGGCCGGCCCTTCATCGTGCCCATCGAGACGGTGGGCATGGAGAACGGGGTGCTGGCCTTCCTGCGGGGCGAGGCCACCGAGCGCATCGCCAACGCCGGGCCCCGCTACTGGGGCCTGCAGGTCGGGGGCCGCAATCCCAACGCCTCGGAGGCCTGGACGGTAGTGCGGGGCTTCATCCTGGCCGACGCTCCCCTGGTGCCCACCCCCTCGGTTCCCGGCCTGCCCCGCGAGGAGGTGTCGGTATGAGCACCATCAACCCCGGCGACATCATCGAGGTCGAGGTCCTGCCCGGCCTGGTCGGCCCGCCCGGGCCGGTCGGCCCCCAGGGCGCCGAGGGCGTCCAGGGGCCCCCTGGTCCCCAGGGTGACCCCGGTATGGCGACGGTCATTCGGGGTTACTTCGCCACCCGAGTGCCGGCCGACCTACCCCCCGGTGGGCTCATTCTTCAAGATTTCGACGGTCCCAATCGCCCGCCGGTGGCCTTCCAGATGGGGCTCGGGGAGGCCCTGGTCTGGACGGTCGACGACAGCGTGTGGGTCTTCATCGGTCCCGCCGCCGACCCGGCCGGCTGGATGGGCCTCGGGCTGGCCCAGGGGCCCCAGGGCCCGGTCGGCCCCCCCGGAGCCCAGGGCCCGCAGGGCACCCAAGGCATCCAGGGCCCGCCCGGCACCGAGGGGCCCCGAGGGTTCACCGGCCAAACCGGCCCGGCCGGCGATCCTGGCCCGACCGGCGCCACCGGCCCCATGGGCCCCGGCGGCCCGACCGGCCCCACCGGGCCCGCGGGACCTCCGGGTCAAACCGGAGTGGACGGGGCGCAAGGCCCCATCGGCCCGACCGGCGACCGCGGGCCTCAGGGCGACCCCGGCCCCCAGGGCGACCCCGGCCCCCAGGGCCCGCCCGGGCCCGACTCCGACGTGGACAAGGCCTACGTGGACGCCGCCGACGCCCTGCGCCTCCAGCTGGCCGGCGGCACCATGACCGGCGCCCTGCTGGTAGTCCCGACCCTGCCCGTCAACCCGGGGAACACCGCCGCCTCCAAGGGCTACGTCGACCAGCAGGACATCGGCCTGGCCGCCCAGTCGGTGCAGAAGGTCGGCGACACCATGACCGGCCGGCTGAACCTGCCCGCCACCCTGCCCGCCGACCCCATCGCCACCGCCACCTCCAAGGGCTACGTCGATAGCCAGCTCGGCGACTTCGCCTCCCTGGTCGTTCTCAAACAGGGCGACACCATGACCGGCCGGCTCTATCTCCCGGCCACCGTCATCAGCGACCCCGATCCCACCGCCACCTCCAAGTCCTACGTCGACGCCCAGGACCAGGCCCTCTTCGAGGCCCTGCGGACCATGGTGGTCAATCTGGAGGGCCGAGTGGCCGCCCTGGAGCAACGAGGCCAGACCTACGTGTACGAGCGGGTGGCCGACATCGTGGTGCCCAACAACGGCGCCGACGTCACCCTGGGAACGGTGGGGCCGCTGCCCGCCGGGGTCCACGCCATGTCGGCGTCGGCCACCTTTGAGCTGGCCGGGACCAACCCGCCCTGGGTGGTGGTGGTCCGGTTCACCCAGACGCTGGGGAATCCCTTCACCGGGGCCCGGGCCGCCCAGGTCACCCTGCACCCGGCCATCGGCCCCCAGTCGGTGTCCCTCGGCCCCACCGTGTTCACCCTGGGCCTGCCCACCTCGGTGAACCTGGTGGCCAACTGTTATGCCCTGGCCGGGGGTGGCACCGGCGACGTCATCACCTGTAAGGAGTCCACCACCCAGGGCAACCGACCGGGCGCGACGGCCCTCGTTGCCCTCTAGGGCCTAACTGAGCTACCCTCCGCTTCGGCATCAGCAGAGCCGGCGCCGGCCATCCGACAGGAGCCCTCGGGCCACTCGGTAGGAGCCCAACCAGCGACAGCGAGGCCAGGTCTCTTACCACCTGTCCCCATCGCATTGGAGGGTCCCCTTGCCTGTCAAGGAACTCGTAGACGAACTGACCCAGGTCCTCACCGAGGCCCAGGAGATCGTGTCCAAGGCCGACGCCGAATCCCGGGAACTCTCGGGCGAGGAGCGGGCCACCATCAAGGAGCGCTTCGAGCGGGGCCAGGCCATCCGCAAGCGCATCACCGAAGCTAAAGGCGACGACCAGCTCAAAGCCGACCTGCACGCGCTCGGCATCGAGCTGGGCCTCGACGACGTCAAGCCGGACGAGCGCCCCGGGCTGCACGCCCTGGCCGGGGCGGCCAAGGCCGGCGGCGAGGTGGGTTCGGCCGCCGATCAGCTGCTGGCCTCTTCCGAGTGGAAGACCTTCATGTCCCAGTGGCACGAGGGTCACATCCCCGAGAAGGCCCGGGTCCAGTCCAACCCGGTCCTCATCGCCGGGGGTCTCGGTCCCAAGGCCCGCGCCAACCGGGGCGCCAAGACCCTGCTGACCGGCCTGTCCCGCACCAGTGCCGGCGCCCTGGTCCCGCCCGACTGGCAGGGCCTGATGGACACCCTGGGCCGCCAGCCCATTGTCATCAGCAACCTCATCGCCAGCGACACCACCACCAGCGACCTGGTCCAGTTCGTGCGCCAGACCACCCGGGTCAACGCCGCCGCCCCGGTGGCCGAGGCCACCGCCACCGGCGGGGCCACCGGCACCAAGCCCGAGGGCGGCTTCGCGCTGGAGATCGTCAACTCGCCGGTGGAAACCATGGCCGAGTGGATCCCGGCCACCCGCCGGGCCCTGGCCGACGCCGGCCAGCTGCGGGGCATGATCGACCGGGAGCTGGTCGATGACCTGGACTGGCTGGAGGAGCGCCAGTTCCTCTACGGCACCGGGGCCACCCCTCAGCTGCGGGGCATCGCGACGACGGTCGGCATCCAGCAGCAGCCGTTCGACACCGACATCTTCGTCACGGCCCGCAAGGCGCTCACTATCGCCCGCACCATCGGCTACGTGGAGCCCACCGCCTACGTCTTCTCCCCCGAGGACGACGAGGCCATCGACCTGGAGAGGGACATTCAGGGCCGCTTTTACGGCAACGGGCCCTTCCAGATGGGTCCGAACACTCTGTGGGGCCGGCCCCGGCTGGTGTCCATGGCGGTGCCGGCCGGTGAGGGTTGGCTGGCCGACTGGAGGCGGGCCACGGTCTGGGACCGCGAGCAGGCCACCATCAGCGTGAGCGACAGCCACCAGGATTTCTTCGTCCGCAACCTCATCGCCGTGCTGGCCGAGGATCGCCTGGCCTTCGGAGTCATCCGGCCGCCGGCCTTCGTGCGCATGACCCTGGCCTGAGTGCTGGTTCGGAGCCTCCGCCGGGTCTGTCCCGTCTGCGGCGCGGCCGGGGCGGCCTGCGGAGGCCCGACCCACATGCTTGGCGTCGACTACCCATCCCATCGAGGAGGAGCCATGGCAGGAGAAGATCAGGAGCTGGTTCAGGTAGAGCTGGACCTGGAGGACGGGCGCAAGTACCGCACCCAGCTCTACGCCGACGACCCGAGGATCACCGACGAGGCCAAGGCCCGGGCGGCGGCCCCGACCAAGGCCCGCACCCCGGCGCCGGCCAAGGGGGACGTCAAAACCAAGTGACCGACCCGCCGCTCGCCTCTGTCGCCGACTACGAGGCCCTGACCGGCCAGACGGCCGGGCCGGCGACCGCCTACCAGCTCGAGGTGGCCTCGGCCCGCATCCGCGACCACTGCGGCTGGCAGATCTCCCGGCGGGTGGACGACGAGGTGGACTGCCGCGGTCACCGCCACCACCTGGTGCTGGTGGTGCCCAGCCTGTACGTGACCGCCGTCAACCGGCTCACCTGGGAAGGCGTCGACGTGGACCGGGCCGACTACACCTGGGAGCCCGGCGGGCTGATCCACCTCCACCGCTGGCACGCCCTGTGGGGAGTGCCCCAAGAGCACCGCCGCACCCACTACCGGGCGGTTATCGACCACGGCTACGACCCGGTCCCCTACACGGTGGTGGCCGAGTGCGTGGCCCGAGCCCAGGCGGAGGCGGCCAACCCCACCGGGGCCTCCGCGGTCCGAGTGGGTGACGTGTCGGTCAACTACTTCTCCGCCGGCCGGGGCGCCGCCGCGGTGATGGCCCCGATCATGCCCGCCCTGGCCCCCTACCGGCTGCCCCCCCGAGCATGAAACTCACCCTGAGGGGCCTGCTGATCCTGGCCGCCGCGGCGGCGGTCATCGTGCTGGCCATCCTGGTCCTGGCCGGCCACCACTCGGCCACCCAGACCAAAGACCTGCTCGCCTGGGGTCTGATCGCGGGCGCGGTGGGGCTGCTGGCGGCGGTGGTCCCGGACCGATGATCCCGCTGCACACCACCACCATCGCGGTGCTGCGCCGGGCCGCCCCCGACGACGCTTACGAGGACGACCCCGAACAGTCCTACGCCGCCGTCGCCCGGGGCATCCGCGCCCACCTGGACGCCGCCTCAGGCAGCCAGGTCACCGCCGGCGGGGCCCGGGTCGACAACCTGGTCCGCTTCATGTGCGACCCCACCGACCTGGCCGACACCGACGTCATCGAGGACGAGCGCACCGGGCTGCGCTGGAAGGTCAGCGTGGTCTTCGCCCGCCCGCCCGCCATGGGCACCCTCGACCACATGGCCGGCCTGGCCCAGCGCTACTCGGGGGTGACGGGATGAAAGGCGGCCTGGACGTCTCCTTCAGCTACACCGTCGACCAGGCCGCCCTCAACAACCTGACCCGCTCGCCGACCGGCCCGGTGGGCGGCTACGTCTACGACACCGGGGCCAAGGCCCTCACCAAGGTCCGGTCGGCCGCCCCGGTGCTGACCGGGGCCCTGCGGGGCAGCCTGTCCCAGCGCAACGGCACCGACCGGGGCGAGCCGGTGGCCGAGCTGGTGGTGGCCGCCCCCCACTGGCGCTACGTCGAGTACGGCACCCGCTATATGCGACCCCAGCCCTTCATGCGCCAGGCCCTGCGGCCATGAGCCCGGTGGTGGTCGTGAACGCCGAGGCGGCGGTGCGGGACTGGCTGCTGACCCGCCCGGCCGTCACCGCCATCGTCCAAAACGCCATCTTCATCGGGGTCCCGGCCGAGATCTC